TGGTAAATGTTATGTAGGACAGACAACAAAGAAAAATGCGGATAAGAGATGGAGCGAACATAAACGTCAACCGCGAGGTTGCTTGAAAGCTGCTATACATAATTACGGAATTGATAAGTTTGAATTTACTACTATATGCGAAGTACCCGAGGGTGATGGTTGGAGGGAAGAACTGGACCGGCGGGAAATAATGGAAATTTCAGAAAGAAATACATTAGCACCCCATGGTTATAATATAGAACATGGTGGGAACAAAAATAAAGAAATTCAACCTGAAACTAGACGAAAATTGAGTGAAAGTCTAAAGGGGCGAAAACGTTCAACTGCTATTCGTATTATGGTTGGCGAAGCTCATTTTAAAAAAGTAGAACAATGGTCAAAAGATGAGAAAATTCTAATAGAAATTCATAATTCATTAAAAGGTGCCGGTGAAAAGCTTGGAATCGCAGCGGCGAGTATATCCGCTTGTGCAAGGGAAAAAAGACCATCAGCGGGTGGATTTTTTTGGAAATTACATAGAGAAGAAAACCTCGTTTTAAATAAGGTACAAAATGAGGGGGATGTATAACATGGGTAATACCTGTTGGTTTAACACGGCCGTTCAGTGCCTGGCGCACGTCCCGCCGCTCACAAAGCACCTTTTTTCACTTCCGCCGTACGAAGGGCCCTGTGAGATCACTCGTGAGTATCAAAAGCTGACGAGGGAATTATTTCTGAAGGACCGTTCAGAACCCGTGAGCCCGAGTGACCTTCTCGGGGCGTTCAGGGTCCGGTTTCCCCAGTTCGTTGGTGGCCAACAGCACGATGCTCAGGAGGTTGTCCTTTTGCTCATAGACGTTTTTGAAATGTCTTTAGGGAAGGAACTTGTGCAGGAAATATTCAACGGAGAGGATTCACAGGAGACGCTGTGGTCTGGAGGCATGTCTACTGTGAAAACTCCCTTTACGACGCTAGTCCTGGATGTGAGTGAACCGTGCCGCCTTCAGGACCTCCTCGATGACCGCCTCGAGGAGCACGACATAGAGGGGTACGTGGATTCACACGGAAAGACTCACGATGTGGCTGCCATTCGCCACCGGGTCACCAAGTGGCCCAGAATCGTAAGCTTTTCGTTCTCAATGTATGAGTACAAATTTCCAATTGAAATTCCTTTCGAATTTGAAGGCCGTAAACTGTTCGCATGTATTTTGCACCAAGGGGTTCAGATGGGGGGGCACTATGCGCTACTCGTGAGACGATTTGACAAGTGGTATCTGAAGGACGACGAAACGGTGAAAGAAGTGGAACCTATTCATTTCAAAAGCGAGTTTTATCAAGCTTGGTATCGCCCATAACCTAAAGAAATGCGAGTCAATATTATTAATGAAACCCTTTCTAAAATGGGTAGGTGGTAAAACACAGATTCTTCAAAAAGTCCTTTCTAAATTCCCATCTGAAATAAATGACTATCATGAACCATTCATGGGTGGTGGGAGTGTGTTCCTAGGAGTATTGACTTCTCAGACTATCAAAGTAAAGGGTACTATTTATGCCAGTGACGCAAATCCACACCTCGTCGCATTGTACCAAAAGGTCCAGTCAGACCCAGAGGGGCTTATTCGGGACCTAGAACTCTTGTGTCGGGACCTTTCCGAGGAAAGGTATTATGAAATCAGAACCGAGTTCAATAATTCACCGACTCCGGCTCGATTTTTGTACCTAAATAAGACGGGATTCCGGGGACTCTATCGTGAAGGTCCTAATGGGTTCAATGTGCCATTTGGGCATAATAAAGCACCCACAGTCTATAATGCGGACAACTTGCGCGAGATTTCAAGATTAATTAAGGATGTTAAATTCACGTGTCAATCATTCAAGCCGTCTCTTGAGCGCGTGAAGGACCGGCTCGACTTTGTTTACATGGACCCTCCATACGCTCCTGAAAATGCCACGTCATTTGTGGCCTACACCAAATCTGGGTTTGGAAAGGATGAGCACGAACTCCTCTTTAGTATGAGCAAGTCTTTACCATGTGGGTTCCTGATTAGCAACGCGAACGTGTTGCTCGTTCGGGATGCGTTTCCCGAACCTCAATTCACAACTGAAATTGTAGTTGCTCGGCGCGCCATCAATTCCAAGGACCCGTCGGCTCAAACGAACGAAGTCTTGATCCAGTCATCGAGCTTGGAGAAGTAGTCGGGGTCATCGCCGAAGAGCACAGTGGTGCCGTGGCGTTCATGAAGGCGCCGCATGACGGGCCATTTTCCCTTGAGCGATAGGTATCTCTCTTGGAGCCACTCCGATATGCAGAAGGCGTACTCGATGGTGAACTTCGGTCCTAGGCACTCCTGGTACTCCTCCTTGAACCACGTATCGGCGCACAACTTGGTATCGACGCTCCCCTCTGTATTCTGCGCCTTTTTCTCAAGAACTTTCAAAAGGTATTTGGACCCGTTACGGAAGAGATAGGCCTCATCTGGATTGCGGAAGAGGTCCACATTGAATTTTTCCTTGCAATAACGTTTGAGAGATTTTTGAGGAAGAAAAATGATTTCACGTTCCGAGTCAATTTTCTTCCACAAATAATACTTTTCGTTAATAAAGCCCATGGCAATGAGTCGGTCTCCGTTCCACGTCACATTCTCAAATGCACCGCCATTCTTGGTCGTGTTGGCTCCACCTGCCCCGGTTCCACGGTTGGCCATTTTGACTTGAAATTGAGAACGGGTGTGTGTATCGTGTCCAGAACATCACACGATTTCCGAGAGCTGGATGTTCTCACGGATGTTCACGATAGTGCGAAAATATGTGCGGCGGTTGTTGGAGTGGGTCTTGTCAGTCCTGACCTTCTCCACGAACCACCCGAGATCCCCGTAACCACACTCCACGATAGTGCCGTCAGGCAGGTCCTTGCGCACGTGCCGTATATGGAGCTCAGCCTCCTTGTACAGCTCCCCCCGATCCTGTACAAAAAGTTCGAATCCATTTTGCAATTGAAAATCGATCGTGATGCGTTCCCGAGGTTTCCACTTGAACATGGTCTCGTGGGTGCCCATCCGGATTGGCTCACGGATAGGGGTCATGACGATTCCGTCAGTCTCATAGTCGAATGAATTTAGATCCGGAATTTGCTCTTCGAAAAGTCTGTACATCTTCTTGACCCTCACATCGAACGGAGCCGCCGCAGTCTTGATGATACCCTTCGTGATCCCTCGGGCCTTTTCGAGCCGCTGGTCGAGAGGAAGATGCATGATGTTCTCACCCTTCACAAGTACTGCGTCGTGAACCACGAAAGCCATTTTTTGATTTTTAAGAGTTACGAGTTCGCCATCGAGCAAAGTGTCCTTTGGAATCCTGATCTTGACTGGTTCAACCTGAAACGCACGGTTCACAATAAAAGTGCCCTCTGTGTTGCTGATCAAAAACTGACGGACGCCATCAGTCTTTTCACATACGAAATAGGGCTGGCGTTTCAGTAAAGGAAAGTGTCTCCGCTCGATGGAAACGGGTTGGGGCCCTGGAAACCGACCAGATTCGGTCGACTTCCATGCGTCCCTTATGTATTCATTCATAATGTAAATTCGCTTTTAGTCTCTAAGGCGCGTCTAGGGCTCGAGTTTGACACCCGCAGCCTCGAGGATATTTCCGAAACACTCATGGACGTAGTGGCACACTACCAGTGCCTCGGACGCCACACCAATTTTTACCCCAATCTTCGAAAGGGTCCCGAACATTTCCTCGTTATTTTCGAGGGGGAGCTTGATGGGGTCCTTACCACCCCGGATCTTCTTGTCCACCGGCTTGGCGTCCATAGCCCACACCCGCGCCGACGTCTTCACACATTCATACAGACCCGGCGCCAACTTCTTGCCAACCTCCGTGTCAAAATTCAGACCGCGCTGACCCGCAGACTCGGTCGAACCCGCCTTGGTCTTCTTCTCAAACTGATCCCAGTTGATCCCCTCCACGACGGAAGGGAAGACCAGAACCTGGACACCCTTGTCAAAGGGGTCTAGAACCTTGTGAAGGATTTCTTGATTCAAATTAGTTCCATAATCCATCCAGAATATGCGCTCCCCAGTCTTGATGAGCTTGGGGAGGGTCGCCTTGCTGTCCACGAAGTGAACCTCCAGGTGGGTCCCACGCATCATGCACAGCATGTGGATATTCATCATGGTGTGCAGGGTTGTGGCACTGATTGACTTGTTACGTGTGACGGCACATACATGGAGAACGGCCATTAATTTTGAATAGACTCTAAGCCTTAAGCCGCTCCTCCAAGTTTCCAATAAACCGGATATTGCCTACGTGGCCTAGGACGGTCATACAATCGGCGTAAATCTTCCCGCCCATCTGCTGCCAACGGCGGCAGAAGGCGTAGTCCTCCGACAGGTACCGGCGCGACTCGGGGTCGATCATGCAATCGAAAACGGCCACGTACTTCTCGAGATCGCGATTCTGATGGTCATTCACGCACTCCAGCTCTGGATACCGCTCGTGCATCTTAGTGAACACATCACGCTTGATGAGCATGAAGCCCGTGGGGCCGTCCAGCACCTCTGCGAAACCATTCACAATCTGGGTATTCTGATGCTTGAAATTCATCACGAGGGACGCTGCGACCCGAGAAAGGTCACGACCCGTCCCACCGTTCTTCAAGTGCTCATCGACGCTGTCCCACATCACGCACTTCTTGGGATAACAGGCGACGGACACGTCGTGGTCAGACTTGATGAGACGGATGACTGATTCTGGATCGAAATGAATGTCGGCATCAATAAACAGAAAGTGGGTAGCCTGAGTGCACTTTTGGTAGAACCGAGCGACGGCCAGGTTCCGGGCCCGGTGTACAAGGGATTCGTTCTCGGTCGTGTCGAGCATCATCTGAATACCGTTCGCTGCGCATGTACGCTGGAGACGAAGCATGGACTCGGCATAGGCCTGGAGACAAACTCCACCATAACATGGTGTGCTTACGAAAAGAGTAATCTGTCCGCTCATTGTGCATTAAACATTACTATTCCTTAACTTGCGAACTAGGACCTCAATCTTGCTCAAAGTGGGCACCGAAACTCCGCAAATTCTGCACAACTCCGCCTTGTCAGGAGTCATGCTCATCTCCTTGAGGATCACGAAGATGATCGCACACGCCACCGCCTTGGGTGTCCGCCCTTGCAGCTCCACACACTCGTCCATCTCTTTGGCGACGTTGATAATCTTCATCTTGATCCGCCCTCTTTGCGATTCAGGAACGCATGTAATGTCGTTGAAGAAGCGCGGGATCACATCAGCGGCTGTCGTGATGTGCACCTCCGTCTCGGGCAGCTGCTCCTGGTACATATCAAATGTTCGCGCCAAGTCGCGGGCCGGGATCCCAAACGCGTCGGCAATCTCCTGTGTGGTTCTTGAGACGCCCGCCTCCCGACACGCCTGGAATACGCAATTGGCCTTGATTCCGTTGCGGACCGCCCCTCGCGTCAGAACCGCCTCGTTGAAAGCCTTGTACTTGATCTTGACTTGATACATAATTGCATCCGGTAAATTCAGAATCTGTTTGCCCACCTTGTCAAGATCCTGATACGCATGAAAGAGGGCCCGATCCTTATGATTCATTGAATTGTGGAGGTTAATCATGGCCAGGCGCTTCTGTTGGTAAGAAGACTGTTTCGCGACGCTCATGATCGTCGAGGCGCCCCAGGCGGCCGAAAAGTGGTCGGTGTTCACAGGAGCGCCAACGCGGGAGGGATCAGCTTTACCCTCGTCGCCCCCACCTCCAGACCGCCATTCAGGCTCTTCTGATACAAACTCGTAGTCGACCCGACCACAGTCTATACAGACTGGTAAATCGTCAAACACGGTGTACTGCCTCCGCCCTCCACAGTGTTCGCACATGAAGTCGGCGTGGGCCCTAATTTTGAGTTCGGGTTCGGGCCGAGGTCTGCATAATTCAAAATCGGACCAGATTTGGGCCAGTTCACACATTTCGAATTGAAATTCCCCAGCCCCGCGCCACCCTGGGCTGGAAAAAACCTGTTTTTTCTTTAATGAGCGCTCCAGTCGTCGATCACGTGAAACGTTCGGCCGTCCAGGAGATTACGTCCAAGTCGCCCTTCAACGTCTTCAACATCGTGGCTATCGTCGCAGTTCTAGTGATTGGCTATTTCATGTACAAGAAGTTCACCGACAAGTTCCAGAAGGGCGCCATCAAGTTCCCTTCCATTGTTCCGGCCTCTGTCAGTTCAGTATCAGCTGCGGCCCCTGTTGTGGTGGAGACGCGTCCCGAGGTGATCCCAGAGCCGGGTGTTAAGGAGGAGTAGAACCAGTTGCGCAGCAACTGTGACCGCAGGGGATCACAAGTCCGAAGGACTTGGTCTTCAAGCCCAAACCCCATCAACCACCCGCCACTCTAGGCACTTGTCGGCGTCCATGTACACGTCACGCTTCAGCAGCTTTTTGAGATCCCGCTCGGGGATTTTGGTTTCGCGCGTATAAATATCCTTAAATCGATCCATAAATTGGGACAGATTCTCCATCTGATCCTTGAAATCCTCAAACTTCCCCCAGGTTCCGTCCATATTGAGTTGATGAATCAATACGTACGAATTCTCAGTCATGTGCCGAGTCCGGCCGCCCAGTAGGATGAATGTGGCTGCCGAAGAGCACACGCCGTCGGCAATCGTCCGAATCTTGGCCACCTTGCGTAGGGACCGAATCGCGTCCATGGCGCTCAGACCCGAGTGAAGGTCCCCACCGTCACTCCTAATCCAGATGCGAATCTCTGGGCGTCCAGTGATTCCTAGATCCAGATACTTGTGACGCAGCTCCAGGGCCAACTTTTTCAATTTCATATTTAATTCGAGGACGGTCGCCTCACAGACCTCGCAGTGAAAGTACACATCAGCCCCTTGAATCTTCACGAATGACTCTTCCTCTGGGCACGGTTCGCACGTGCTTCCACACATTGCTTCTTGAGTGAAGAAATGGTCTTTGCTTTTAACTTGTTGAGAGGACTCAGATGGTTTAGAATGTCAATGTCAGACGGCTCGAGCTCATAGTCTAAAAAGTTTTCAAAATCCCCATTCTCTATTTGGGACCTGATGAGGAGAAGAGCCTCAGTGGTCAGGTTACAGTGTGGAATTTTGTTCGAAATTGATTTGATTTTTTTTTGACGCATACACGTGTTCTGATACTTGGTCCATGTGGAACCAGGTCGGAGATTGTTGCTCAATGTGTGAGCTATCTCTTTCGCAGGCAATATGCACCCCCACAAGTTGAAATAGGAAAGAAGTTCCCAGTCTCCTGCATACACCCGCGTCTCAATCATATCAGCCATACTGAGGTAATTTGATATTGTCTCCATAGGTGCTTTTGAATCTGGATAATTTTCATGTAAAATTGAAGCAATGTTCCCAGGTTCCTGAATCGGGTGGCCAATGTACTTTACTGGATTTTCAGTTCCAGATTTACTCACTATACTCGTAATGAACTCTCTCGGCCCCATGAAATCATCCCTACCGTCAGACATGAATGTGAGGCTCTGCTTGACCCTTCTCAGATCTCCTCCACATGCGGCAATGACCTTGTCGTTTGCGCTCGGGAACAGCCCCTTGATGACACCAGGACTCGGCACAGGGAACTCATACGTATTAATTTCAAAACTAAATTTGACTGGAATTTGGGAGATGACGACAAACAGGCCGTTGGTCGGAGGGGCCGTGATTTCACGGAGACCCACCAGATCGTACACGCACTCGTACTCGTCGATGATGACCGGTGTGTTGGTTCCATGAATTTTGTTCAAAAAATCAATAGTGTCTTGTTTGCTTTTCAAAATGTCCGGTGTGAGCTCGACACAGGGTGAGAGTTCTTTGCGAACTGTCCAGCTCTTGCCGATGCCCGACTTGCCCATAACGCACACAGCCGGACCGAGCGTCGTAAACTCGTGTTCATTTTTTTGGGGCTCTTTAGAAAGATAGCGATCCATGGCTCAGGATGATTCTGATGATGAGTCTCTCACGCGCCAAGTTCTTAATATGGTTCTTGAGAACAACGCGGTGTTCCCTTATTTGACAGGATATTTAGTTTTCAACGTCATGATCCTCATTCTACTGATTTATATCTCCGTAA